AGCCATCTCCATCTATGTTTACAAACGCTATTGAGTCGCCCTGGAGAGCGTTGTAGGTGGAGAGGTTAGGTAGTTGATTTAAGTAGAACTTCCCATCTGTTTTGTCTCCATCCTTGAACGAGATGTCGTTGTCTTCCATTACGAATATCTTTATTTGCCCAGCCCTGCCACCGAGTATTCTTTCAAGAGTGCATGCTCCAGATGCTCGCAGCAGTATTATTTCCATGTCGATGTCTGCTATATCAGTTCCGACTACAAGAGTGTCAGTTCCGGATGAGAGAGTTGTAGAAGTTGTTGTATATTCAGCGTTGCCAGATGCAAAGGCATTTATGGCATTCCTGTTATCCCTAATATATTTTGGGAGTTCGCTAACTAATGTCTGATCATTAGGTTTGGTCGCGTCTAGTGTCATTATTCTTTTCCTCCAAGATTTCAAGGAAGATGTCTAGGATCTGTTTGAAGTAAGATACTGCCTTCTTTCTCCCATTGATATCGCCTAGGTGAAGGAGGACTGAGGCTGTGGAGGGATTGTCAGAAGATGCATTGTCTACTATTGAGTCCTGTTCTCTAGCAAAGCCTTCCAGCCAAAAGTCCAACTCACGAGTTATGTCATTCCATAGAACGGATTCTTTGAACTCTTCAATTTGAGCCTTAGTAGCATTGATAGTTATTGATGTAGAATCTTTCATAATCATTGACCTAGTGGGACTATGTTTCCAGCCTCTGCTTGTCGTAGAGCTTCCTCGTCAGGCATTTGAGTAGGCTGGACTCTGTTAATGTTGCGTTTGAAGTCTTCCACGTTCTTTGCACCAAGTTGAGTAGCTATGTAGGTGAACATTCGAGTTATGTCAAAGGTTTGGTGGAGTTCTGGTTGCTTAGCTATTATATCGAATAATTGAATCCAGGCGTCAGAGAAGTTTCCACCTGGGATTGATCCATCTCTTATTATTAAATCGTAACTGATTGCTAAATCGAGAGGACTGACTCTAGCTCTTGTTGCATTAGAGCCAAATTGAGCTTTTAGTTGCTCTTCGTAACGCCCTGTTATTTTCACAGTTGTTGCTTTAGACATGTATTGCTGAGTGTGGACAGCGAACATGGTTCCTATGTCTTGCATAAATTGGTAGCTTATTATAGTAGCTATCATTTGTAGGCGAGAGATTGCACTCGTGCGAGTTCCTTGGAACTCACCCTTTGTTAAGCGATCAGGACCAGTCTGTCTAATTACACCAGCCATAGATTGGTCGGCGCCTGAGATCCTGTCCATCCACTGAGTTATAAATGCTGAATCGGCTACGTTAGAGCGAGTTATGTCGTTTACGGCTAGTTGAGCTACTACATCTTTAACTCCGTGTCCCCAAGCAGGGCGACGCAAGCGGATGAGCTTTCCTGGCTCAGGATCTTTCAAATCATTGATGTTTACGAGGTAAGGATCAACAACTAACATGTCATTGAGTGACTTGCGAACGTTGGCTACGTGACTGTTAAATAGCCAATCTAGGGTCTTTTGTAGTCCCTTGAGTACCTCAAGCCTTCCTATTGGCGTTATCGAGTAGCCGTCGTATTCAGGGCTGGCTACTGCCATAGGGTACATTCCGTGATAGTGGTTAGCTCGCTCGCATCGAGTTATTATATCATCTGCTGAGAGGCGAAAGAACCACTTTTCTGGGTATTCGCTAGGACCGAGTCCCCATTCTGACGGAATGAGATTGATGTACATGTTTATGTTGTCGACTGGGTTAGTTGTGGAAGTCATCCCTTGGCGCATTGACTTGGATGAGCCACCGAACTTGTGCTCACGCATACTTTCGTCGACTGCGAGAGAAGAGCGCTTGTCTGTTTTGGCCCTTAAATATCTGACGTTAAAGACATTAGTGTTGCTAGCTTCCTCTGACAACATATTCATGTAGTTGTCTCTGTCAATCCATCCTACGAATTCTCCTTCTTGTATCTTATCGCTTGAGACAGAGGGGTCAGGGAGCCAGAGGTAAGGGTCTATGTTAGTAAGATCGTTACCTTCGAATATTAGATCTTCTACATACTCTACATCGTTTGATTGGGAGACTCCTAGACCACTCTCAGTTATTATGCTTGTTTTTATAGGTCTGCGTCCATAACGTCTTACCCACCCAGGCATTCCGATTCCTATTCCGTAAGCAAAGGCGTCTCTAAAGACAGTGTGTAGAGCGAGTGGAACTTTTGTCTTGTAGCAGTGGAGACGAATTATTAGTTCCATCAAGATAGCTCCGATTGTATCGTCTGGTTCTACGCCCTCGTATTGGAATATAGGATCTTGGATAAAAGCCATGGACATGTAGGTTAGTAGAGATTCGAGATTGCTATAGGAGTAAGGGAAGATGATTGAGACAGGCTTTCGTGAATCCTTGTTTTTTACCATCTCTTCCTTGTCACTGAGAGGAATGTAGGTTGTTAGGATCTTATCTATTTCGTTCCATGAGGAGAATCGCTTACTGATGACTCTACGAGATTCAACTGCCCGAGCCCAGATTTTAGAACGCAGCTCTTCATGAAAGTCTGACTTTGGGTCTAGGTTCAGACCGTAAGGGTAAGAGTAGTCGAAGTTTAGGTGACTATAGTCAGTCTTTCTTACTTCTGCTGAATCCCCCTGTACAATGTAAGGCATTTAAGACACCCTTTTCCAAGCATAGATTGTGAAATATGGAGGTAGATTGTTGTTAGCTGTAGATGTTACCGCAGCTGGGTTAATGTCATGAGTGTGGCCATCAGAGGCTACTGAAGTAGAAGAACCATCAAGGTTGTTGTCTACACTTTCCATCAAGTCATTTACAGATGAAGTAGTTAGTGGAATATCTACGTTATGAGTATGAGTTTTGCTACCGCCAGAGTTTTCAGCTGTAGAAAAGTCAGCGTCTGAATCTTTTTGCCCTACGAGAAATTGACCTTCAGCTATTCGAACCCAAGTTCCGAAGCCTAACAGAGAGTTAGGGTTGGTAGAGAGTACTGATAGATAGATAGAGCCGACAGGGAATATTAGAGATCCCAAGTCAGCTTTTCTCAGTACATCGTTAGAGTGGACGGGTTCAGCGTTCACTCTGACCGGATCATCTACTTCAATAGATGAATTATACTCAGAATCATCATACTGAATAGCATCAGGAATGCTGCCTATTCTGCCTTGTTTCAGAGTCATAGTTTCAATCCAAGATAATTAAATAATTTAACGTTCTTGAGGAAACCTCTTGAAAAATGCTTTTGTTAGACTATCTAACTTCTTGTCCAGATTGTCTATTTTTTCTAGCATTAGCTTCTGACACGAATTCTGTCTTTCTTGGCAGTGATTCTCACTTATGCTATCTCTATCAGCTAACTTAGTTCCTATCGAACCGGATATAAGAGCTATGCATAGACCACCTAGAATCATTATCAGACTGTTTTCCATCTAAGCTATCCTCCAATCTTTGATAGGCTCCTCATATTCAATGCCGTGGTATTCAAGATCAGGATTGTCATCGTAGGATTTAGGACTGAAGTATCTTTCTCCTATCTCAAGCATCTCGATTATGTATGCTAGGGCGTCCATCAAGTCCCAGAGCTTTGATCTAGGGAACATTAGGAGTTGTTGTTCTAATTTTTTAATCGTGTGACATGAAGCATTGTGATAGATATAGCCCATTCTATAGAATGGAACTAGTTCTTTTATTCGAAGTTCCTTCTTCATCCCTCCGCGGGTTTTTAGCCAGACGAGTTCGAAGAACTTCCCTCGCTTGAACATCTCATTTTTAATAGGTTGCTTTATGAACTCGTTGAGAGATGTTTCCTCGATACCTATTACCTTTGCATCTAGGGATATAGCCATTTGGAAGAGGTTGTCGTAGATTTCATCTGGATAGAGTTTCTCGGAAATAGCATCCCTGATGTATAGGCGAGAAGAGGTGAGGTCTATTCCGATACCTATGATTGCTGTCTCGGCAGAATGGATCTTGACAGTCTTAGCAGGATCCATTATTACTACTGTTTCAATGTTTTTGTTGAGTTGAACGTCTGCGTCTGACAATTTGAGGTCCGTTTCCTCACGGAAGGTATGTTCAGGAGGTAAGTTGTAATACTTAAAATATTGTTGTTGGAAAGCGCTGTCTTTAGTTGAGATAGGAAGATTTCGGTATTCACGGAAGAATACGTCTGTTTGTCCAGTATTTACGTGCTCTTCCCAGTCTTTGAGAATTTGCTCTTTAGATTTGAACTGAGGAGCAGTTGGATTAAAGTCATCGTCGCAAGCTTCGAGTCGCACGCTTTCCCACTCAGGAGAGTCAAGGAGCATCTGGAGTACTGAATCTTCGTGCTTTAGAGTGTCGATGTAGACTATTTTGTACTTGCTGGCGTTAGGACCTATCTGTGGAACAGCTTTCATGACGTCTGCATAGAGCCAGCGCTTCCAACCGTTTCTAATATCATCATTTGAGATTTTTTCAGGATCCTCGAGATCATCTATTACGATCAAGCCCGGGCGGTCGTTTTTGAATAGTACTCCACGAACTTGCTGACCAGCACCGCGGGGCCAAACGAGAGTGTCGTAGGCGACCCAAGCTTTCTTGCTGAATACTTCATCAAATTCAGCTTTTCCAACTTCTCTATGTTTAAAGT